CGATTTACCTTAGGCGGTAGAGGTGGTGGTGGAGCTTCAAGTAATGGAAATGGCGGGGATGGATACATATACATTTTCGAACAGGTAACATAGGATAAAAGATGCCAAATATATATTTTAGAGGAAATACAAATGAAATTTGGAGAATATCAAAAGATGATTCTGATGGAGAATCAATCGTAGCCAACTCTGGAGAGACGTTAGTTAAAAAAAATTTTTCACAATCTGATTTTGATTTAATAGTTGCACAAACAAAAAGATTTGATGAAAGTCTAACTCAAGACAATATTGTTCTTGTAGATACAGAACAACCAACTAGATCTATACTTGAATTTAAACAAGATTTTGAAAACGAAATAAATGCTTTTGATAAATTTTTAGAAGGTACTAAAACCTCAACTATGAGAGATAGACTTGCAGCTTATAGAGCACGTTTAAGTGCAGCTTTGAGCCATGCAATGTTATCAGAAAATGAAACTTTTTCAGTACATTGTTCAAAATACACCTCTGATTTAAATCCTGGAGAAGAAGTATTTCATATGTTGCAAGTTTGTGATTAAATGATATATTAATATCTTTATGAAAGATATTCAATTTGTTGCTCCCGACATTTATCTAAAAAATTTTGAAGACAGACCTCAACTCTCTAATAATTTTTTACCTGATTGGTATAAAAAACTTAAACATCACCCTAACAGAACCACTATAAAAGGATGTAAACCTTTTGCAGATTCAATGACCACTGGGTATATGCTAACTACACCTCAAGAGTTTTATCTTGAAATAACTGAAGTAGAGAAAGGTAAATTAGAAATATATGTAAAATCTTCTTTTGAAGATTTTTCTAATGACCCAAGGTTTAGTGAAATAAATATAAACGCTAATATGGGACGTCAGATACACCCTCCTCGTCAATTTGAAGGTTCACCACAATTAAAAAAAAATTTTAATTTCCCTGGTATGAAATTTCATAACCCTTGGAAAATATATACTCCTTCTGGCTATTCTTGTTTATTTACTCCACCTATAAATAGAGTTGATGATAGGTTTGAAATCATTAGTGGTATAGTAGATACGGATGCTTATAAAGAATATATTAACTTTCCTTTTATTTTAAAAAAAGACTATCTTTTAAAACAAGTTAAAAACGGAAAGTATTTTTCTATTATTAAAAAAGGAACTCCATATTGTCAAATTATTCCTTTTAAAAGAGAGAGTTGGAAAATGAAAATAGAAGAAGGAGAACCTACTGTTTCTAGTAGTCTTCTTACAGAAAAATTTAATTATTATAGTAATAAAATCTGGAACCGAAAAAGTTATAAATAATTATTCTTTAGTTAAATCAATTTTAGTGTTTTCGTCACTTAATCTGTTCTGATATTTTTCAGGAAGGTTCGTATTAAATGTAATAATTGTGTGTACAAAAGAGTCAATAAAACTTTTTGATGTATCAAAATTTAAAAAAACTTCTCCTTTAAAAAATATTTTAAGTCTTTCTTTCCAAGAAAAATCAAATTTAATATTACCTGGTTTTAGTTGTCTAATTTGCATACCTTGTTATATACTATATCTTTAAATTGTTCAATCTATCGTACATTCCAACTTCTCCTCTAAACCATGTGTTAAAAGATAAAGTAGTTCTTACTTTTTTACTTGGATTGGCAAGTACATCATGAGATAATTGAGAAGGAAAAATAATTAAATTACCTTGCTCTGCTTTTACAGTTAGTATTTCTTCTAAATAACAAGTTTCTTTTTCTTTTTCAAAAACAACTTGTTGCATGTCTTTGTTTGGACTATGAAAACGAGTTTCAGTATGCTCTCCGGTTATATAATATACTCCGCTATAAATACTATTAGGGTGTCGATGTAAGTGATGTCCTTCTCCAGGTTTACTCATTGTAAGCCACGATTGAGTTATATATAGTTCTATTCTTTTATCGTAACCTATTATATTGTGATGAAAGTTTTTTACATTATCTAATATAAACTTTTTTAGATTTTTTAAATTTTCTTGCTCTAGCCACATTTTATTTTTACTTGTATGATTTAATAAATTTTCAAGCGCTGCTACATTTTTAAAAGATTCTTTTTCATTATCATCCATTACGTATTTATCATCTGCTAAATATACAGGTTGTGAAAATAATTCTAATACTTTTGCCATAATTAAAAACCCCAAGTTACAAATGAATAACGTGTTCCTTCTCTAATATTATTTACTCTATGAGGATATAAAAAATTACTTGGAAATAATAAAATATCTCCTTGTTTTAATTCTACTTTATATTCTTTGTTAAACATAAACTCTCCCCCTTTATAGTCATCATTTAACAATCCTACAACAGAAATAATTGGAATACCTTTATGCACTCCATCAAATATAGAATGAATATGATCAATATGACTATTCATATTAGTGCCTGTTACATACTTATTAAATCTTATTTCACTAAAAGATTTAATCCAAGAATAGTCCCCAACGTGTTTTTTTCTATATTCCCTGCAACATTCAATAACTAATTTTTGTAAAGGAACTCCTTCTTCTTTTGCGGACATAACTTCTAACTCTTCTTTATCTCTAGAACCTACTTCTTTTCCCGTTGTATCTGACCACGTGTGGGCTGACCATTCTCTTTGATTTAGTGAGCATATTAAATTATTACAAAAATCTTTATCCAAAACATTTTGGACTTCTATGTAATCATAAATTTGTTTCATATTGATTCCTTAATAACTTGGTCATGATCTATATATTCTTTTGAAAAACTAAACAACTCTTCGTGTTCCATTTCTGCAAAACTTTTTAAAACAGGAGAGGCGTTTAATTCTTTTTTAATATTCTCTGTATTAAACAAACCTAAAGCATGAAATAAAATTACCCAATTAGGAGCTTTAAACATATGCCAGCCCATATTAAAATCAGTATTTCTAATCATTCTTATTTTTGCAATTTCCATTAGTTCTTGTACACCCTCCATTATGGGCAAGTTTTGCACATCTTTCCAAAATTCAGTATCTTGTCTTTTTGTAAGATAATGTGCGTGTACAAATTCCATTAGATTTTCATATAAATATTCAGTGTGTTTATTAAAAGATTTTTTGTCTAAAGAAGGCAAAAATTGATTTAAACAAAAAGCTTGCTGTATAGTGCTTCCAATTGAAGTCGCTTCTAAAGGTTCAACAAATCCAGCGGACACTCCTATTGCTACAACATTTTTATACCAAAATGTTTTTACTCTACCTGCTTGAAATTTAAATGATTTTGCTATTTTTATCTTGTCACCATATAATTTTTGTATTTCTTCTAGTGCTTTATCCTCTGTTATATGACTTGAACTATAAACATATCCATTACCTAATCTATCTTGAGTAGGTGTTTTCCAATGCCAACCACTATTCATGGTTCTTGACAGAGTCCAAGCATTTCGTTTTTCTTCTTTTGGAGAAGGAAAAGCAAATGCACTATCTACAGGTAAATATTTTTGATAAGAAATATAAGGGACCTTTAAATGTTTTTTTAATAAGAATCCAAAAAACCCACTACAATCAATAAATAAATCAGCGTCATAATTTTGTTTCTGTCCTACTAAATGTTTTATCTCACCTAAATCGTTTTTAATAGCATCTTTAATATCATCTTCAATAATGTTTATATTTTTCTCTATACATACTTTATTTAAAAAAGTATTTAATTTAAAAGTATCAAAATGAAATTGAAGAACTAAATTACTATAATCTTGTTTTATGAATTTATTATCATAAAAATTTTGATAACACATATATTTTGCATTAATGTTTCTGGCTATTAAATTTGCATACAGATATAGGTAATCTCCAGCTTCTTTACTAAAATCTCCATTAACAGAATGAAGGAAAGGTTCTTTGGTCCAACCTTCAAACATAACACCTGATTTTAATGTAGCTCCAGTTTCTTTAAGTAAGTCTTTAAATTTAATCCCTACATAATTTGTAAACTCAGACCAATGTTCTGTGGACCCTTCTCCAACTCCTATGATACCTATTTTATCAGATTTAATAATATTTATATTATAATTAGGAAATTTTGTTTTTAAAATTAAAGCCGTTACTAACCCTGAAGTTCCAGCTCCTAAGATATTTATCTTCATACTTTTTTACTAAAGTCTAGATTATCCCATTTTTTTATTTGATCCATATTAAAAGCTAAACTGTATCTTTTATCTAAATCAGAACGGTTTACAAAATGTAGGAGGATAGGGTCAAATAAAATATATCTACCTTTGATTGGATTAATTACTTTTTTTATTTCTTCAAAACTTGTTCCTGGGCCACCGGTTGTAAGATATAATAGTCCACAAAAAGCAGAAGTTTGTATATGAGCATGATTATGTGTTGAATCTCCTTTATTCATTAACACTCCCCATGAATTTTCAATAATAAAAGAATGCTTATAAATCTTTTTAATATCTGATTGAATCGATTTTAAAAAAAGGTGGAAGTCAGGATCTCCATTAAACCTTTTAAAAGAAGTCATATGTGGGACATTTGTTTTAAAACTTAATGTTGGATCAATATTGTATTTTATTTTTTCTATTAAACGATCACATAATTCCATATCTGTTATGTCACCAGAAACAATCTTGACTGTTTTTTCTATTTTAAATTCTAAATCTTGCATTATACGTAGTTAATATTAATATTTAAACGCAAGTGTTTATCGGTACACGTTGTGCTTTGATGTAGTTTGCTAGTATCAAAAAATACGGCCCTATTTTCAATACTTTCAATCTTAGTTCCGTCTTCTAGAATAGTATATCCATTGTTATTATTAATATGAAATATTAATCCTTTATGAGGAAAAGGATAATCTTGATGTTTTGCATGAGTATATTGAGTTTCAGTAGATGGATAACAATTTACTTTTGCTCTAATTATAGATGTGTGATCGATTCTAGTCATAATAGGTGTCAATAGCTTTTCAAAAAAATTACTTCGTATAGTATTTTCAAAATATAAAAAATGAACAAAATGATAGAGATCATCCTTTTTTAAAGATCCATTGCCTTTTTTATAAAAATAAGACAGCTCAAAGGTTATGATTTTTTGTACTTCTTTAAAAATATCCAGAGGAAGGAAATTTTCGACTATTTTATATTTATTGACCGCAGTAGCTTTCTTCATTATAATGAGGAATATTAACATAAAAAAGACTATCATGCTACAAAAAATTGGATTCCAACCAGGCATCAATAAACAAATATCAGAAACTACTGCTGAAGGACAATGGGTAGATTGTGATAATGTACGTTTTAGATATGGCACACCTGAAAAAATAGGTGGATGGAAACAGTTAGGAACAGATGATCTAACTGGAGCAGCCAGAGGACTACATCATTTTGTAAACAGCTTAGGTAGAAAGTACGCAATCATAGGTACAAACAGTATTTTATATGCATATTCAGGTGGAGTATTCTACGACATACACCCCATAGATACTACAACTACTCTTAGTAATGCTTTCAGCACAACTAATGGATCTCCCACTGTTACTATAACTTTTCCTTCTGCACATAATATGACAGATAATGATATTATTCTTTTAGATAATTTTACAACAATAACTAATTCTAATTTTAGTGCATCAGATTTTGACGATAAAAAATTTATGGTAACATCGGTGCCTTCTACAACAACTATAACAATTACAATGCCATCAAATGAAACAGGTAGTGGTGCAACCACATCTGGAGGTATTAGAATTCAACATTATTATACAGTAGGTCCATCTGTTCAAGGAAAAGGTTTTGGTTTTGGTTTAGGTTCTTGGAGTGGTCCTGCTGCAGGAGCAGTAACAACAACTTTAGATGGAGCAATCAACGCTGCAGTAACTAGTATTACACTATCAGATGCTTCACAGTTTCCAGACAGTGGAACTAATTTTATTATAATAGGTTCAGAAGAAATTTCATACACAGGAGTTAGTAGTAATACTTTAACAGGGTGTACTAGAGGTGTAGCAGGAACAACAGCAGCATCTCACAGTGATGGAGATACAGTTACAAACTCAACTGACTATGTTGCATGGGGAGAAGCAGCGTCAGGAGATTTAATTGTTGAACCGGGTATGTGGTCATTAGATAACTTTGGAGACAAAGCTATTTGTTTAATTCACAACAACGCTTGTTTTGAATGGGACTCTTCTTCATCAAATGCAACAGCAACTAGAGCTACAATTATATCAGGTGCACCAACATCTTCACGTCATATGTTAGTATCTACTCCTGATAGACACTTAGTATTTTTTGGAACAGAAACAACTATTGGTGATCCATTAACACAAGATGAAATGTTTATTAGATTCTCGGACCAAGAGGATATTAATACTTATACACCTACAGCAACCAATACAGCTGGTACACAGAGACTGGCCGACGGATCACGGATCATGGGAGCTATTAGAGGTAGAGATGCAATTTATGTTTGGACTGATACTGCATTGTTCACTCAACGTTTTGTTGGTCAACCATTTACTTTTGCCTTTGCACAAGTTGGGACCAACTGTGGACTTGTAGGACAGAATGCTTGTGTTGAAGTTGATGGTGCTGCGTACTGGATGTCAGAAAATGGTTTCTTTAGATTTGCTGGTAGACTAGAGTCTTTACCTTGTTTAGTAGAGGACTATGTTTATGATGATATAAATATAGAGTCAGGTAATCAAATGATATCTGCTGGATTAAATAATTTGTTTGGTGAAGTAATATGGTTTTACCCAACGTCTTCCTCAGCTGTTGTAAATAGAATGGTTTCATATAATTATTTTGATTCTTCTCCTCAAAGACCTGTATGGGCAAATGGATCTTTATCTAGAACTATGTGGAAAGACTCAGCAGTTTTTGGTAGTCCACATGCAACAGAATACGATGCAGGCACTGATAGTTCTTTTGATGTAGTTGGAAACACAGAAGGTATGACAACTTATTATGAACACGAAATTGGAACTGATCAAAATAAAAACGGAGTAATCACTGCAGTTACTGCAAACATTTCGTCAGGAGATTTTGATATAACACAAGCAAGATCTGCTCAAGGAACTCAAACAGGTATTGCAACTTTTAAAGGAGATGGTGAATATTTAATGAAAATAAGAAGATTTGTACCTGACTTCATATCACAAACAGGAACTACTAGAGTTACATTACAATTAAAAAACTATCCTAATGATTCACAAACTGGTTCACCACTTGGACCTTTTGATATAACAACCTCTACTACAAAAGTAGACACACGTGCAAGAGCAAGATCAATTGCTATGAAAATAGAAAACACAGCAGCTAGTCAAAGTTGGAAACTAGGTACTTTTAGATTAGATACACAACCGGATGGTAGAAGATAATGGCAAAAATTGTACAAGTAATTACAAGACCTGAACGAGATTATACTATAGAAACAGCAGAAGCTCAAGTAAGAGATCTTGATGCAATTGTAGAAAAACTAAACTCAACGTTTCAAGCAGACTTAAAAGATGAGATTGATGCGTTTAACTTTTTTGTAAACTAATATGGCAAATCAATATAAATTTATAGGTATAGATAATAGTACAACAGGTGGAGCACTTACACCATTAGGATCTGGTAATCCTTTAGTAAGTGAAACATATGTTATTAAATCTATACTTGTTACATCAGCAGGTACACCTACAGTCACAATTACAAACAACAGTATTACAGCTTTAAAATCTGCAGCTTTAACTGCAAACGTTACAACAGAATTATTAACTCAACCGCTAATAGTAGAAGGTGGTAAGTCTTTTACAGTGTTATCAAGCACATCAGATTCCTTTGATGTAGCTATTAGCTATCTAAACATTAAGAAAGAGGTAACAACATAATG